AATCAGCTCGGCGTCGAGGCTGGCTGCATCGGCGGTCTGAAGAAGTCCATCTACAATTCGGTGGACTTCGGCACGATCACCGTCAGCACCTACGCCGTCGCGCACTAAGAGAGGGGATCACATCCAATGGCTACTCCTGCAACTGATCTCCGCATGAATGCGGTGCACTATCTGCGTGCACCGATCGCATTCTCGGACTTGACCGGCAAGGTCTACACGCTCGGCGTCGTCCCGGCTGGTTCGCTGGTGCTTCGCGGTGGCGTGTGCGTCACCACCGTGTTCAACGCCGCATCAACGAACCTGCTCGACATCGGCACCTCCGCTGATGACGACGGGTTCGCCACCGATCTCGCGTTGGGAACGGTCGGCGTGATCGTGGTCGATGAAATGGCGACGAGCAACGACGCTTATTGCGCCAGCGATACGACCATCATCGCGACCCTCGCGATGTCCGGCACGGCGGCAACGACCGGCGCCGGCTTCGTCTGGGTCGAGTACATCCCGAACCCGGCTCTCTACGCCTGATGTCCACGTTCGGGACCATGAAAACGCGCATCGCGGATGAAATAGTCCGCGATGATCTCTCGGCTCAGATCGCGAACGCGGTGCTATCCGCAATCGCGATCTGGGCGCCGACGCGGTTTCACTTCAATGAAAAGCGATACCTCATCAACACGGTGGTTGATCAGGAATACTACGCCCTGTCGTCGCTGACGAACACGGACGGCAGCGCCATCGGCACCGGCGAGACGCTGATCGAGGTGGACAGCTTCACGCTGACCTACAACGACCAACCATATGTGCTCGACGACCGCACGCAACAGTGGATCGACCGGGAGCAAGCGCCGGCTGCGACCTACACCGGACAACCTGCATTCTTCGGGTTCTTCGGCGATCAGATCCGCTTGGCGCCGATCCCCGATGCGGCCTATGTGGGCACGATTTCAGGGCTGGCGCAGCTCTCCACGCTCTCGGCCGAAGCGGACAGCAACGCCTGGATGACGGAGGGCGAGGGGCTGATACGCGCCCAGGCCAAGATCATGCTTTACCGTGACATCGTGCGGGACATGGAAGGCGTCAGCCTCGCCAAGGACGCGCTGGCTGAAGCGTATGGACCGCTCGAACGCAAGATGGCGGCCAAGGCCACGACCGGGCGCATAGCGCCGTGGACGCTCTGACATGCCTGATACCATCGCCTTCGCCGAATGGACGCCGGACCTTCCCAGCCGCAAGAACGGCGCAATGGAAGCGCTCGGCGTGGTCTCGATCGCCGGCCATTATGCGCCGTTCCGCGCCTTTACCGACTACGGCGGGGCCAATGCTGCAACGGCTGGCATCTGCCTCGGTTTGAAGGGCGTTTACGACAGCAACGGCGACGGGTTCATATTCGCGGGCGATGCCACCAAGCTCAATCTGCTCGTGTCTCGCGTGGCAACCGACAAGAGCAAGTCGGGCGGCTACTCGCTCGGAACCGAGGATTGGTGGCAGTTCGAGCAGTTCGGCGACTACGTGGTCGCTGTTGCCCGTGCACACGCGCCGCAAGTCTACCAGCTCGGCGTTTCGTCGGCGTTCGCCAATCTCGCAGGATCTCCGCCGCAAGCAACGAGCGTTGCCCGTATCAACGACTTCCTGATGATGGGGAAAGATTTCACGGTCTACTGGTCCGCATTCAACAACATCACCGATTGGACGCCTAGCGCTACCACGCAATCTGGAACGCAGCTGCTCGACCAGGCGCAAGGCAAGATCCAGTGCATTGTCCCTGGTGAATATGCGGCAATATTCCAGGAACGCGCGATCCGGCGCGCGGTTTACGTCGGCCCCCCCGTGATCTGGGATTTCGGACAGGATGCCGTCGAGACGAAGCGCGGCGCGATCGGTCCCAATGCGGCCGCACGGTTCGGCGGGAGCGTGTTTTTCGCGGCCGACGACGGGTTTTACGTGTTCGACGGCAACTCGAGCACGCCAATCGGTTCGGGCAAGGTCGATGCCTACTTCCAGCGCCGGCTCAACTACGGCTACCGCCATTGGGTGCAGGTCGGCATCGACACGATCAACAAATTCGTGGTGTTCGGCTTCCCTGCGGGCTCGTCGTCCACCATTTCTGAGCTTCTGATCTACTCGTTGACGGATGGCCGGTGGACACACGACGAGGTTGACCTCGAGGTGATTGCCGACATGCCGGTGGAAGCGCTGACGGTCGACAATTTCGAGCTTTACGAGCCGTCAGACGATCTCGACTCGTCCAATCTCGATTCGATCAACATCGACAGCAACGTGTTCGACGAAAAGCGGCGTTTGCTGGCCGGCGTTACGATCACTAATCACCGGATCGGGACGTTCACGGGCGGAAACCGGCAAGCCATCGTCGAGACCGGGGAATTCGAGCCGGCTGCTGGTAAACGCGCGCTGGTGACGGAAATCTGGCCGGTGGGCGACTTCGAGGCGGCCAATATCTCGGCCTCGGTCGGCTATCGCCGGGCGCTTCCGGGTGCGTCGGTGGCCTACACCCAAGCTACGGCGATGAACCGGGTAGGCTACTGCCCCCAGCGCATGGATGCGCGGTTTCTCAGGGCACGACTGAACGTCTCGGCGGGCGCAATCTGGACGCGGCTCGAAGGCGTGCATCATACCAGCATTTTGACAGGAGGAAGGTGATGGCGAACGGCAACATCTGGCCATCGCCGAGCGGATCGGGCCAACAGCAGCTCTACGACTTCTGCAAGCGGCTCGCGCTCCTGCTCACGACAGAGACCTACAAGGACTACACCACGCGCTCGATCACGCTGACGGCCGGAACCACGACCAGCGTTGCCTGGGCCGGCATGAGCGCCGATCACCGCGTCTCGATCACGCCGACGAGCTCCGCCGCAGCCGCATTGAGCCCCTATGTCTCAGCCCGAACCGCAGGAACCGGATTCACGCTCACCCATGGCGCTGCAGCCGGAACCGAAACCTTCGACTGCATCGTCATCCGCTAGGCTGATCCCGGTCCCGGCGCCGCGCGTGGATCTGGTGTGGCCGTATCTGGTGGGGTTCATCGACGCCGCAGTCAAGGCGACGGCAAGCGTACAGAGCGTCGAGCGCATACGAGAGAAGATTGACGCCCGCGATATGCAGCTTTGGGCCATCCGAAGGGGGAGCCGAACAGTCGGCGCGGTGGTGACTGAGATCTATGACACGGCAGCAGGGAAAACCTGCGGTGTTCCATATCTCGGCGGTACGGGGATGGTGGATTGGCTGCACCTGCTCGACCAGATCGAGGCATGGGCCAAGGCCAACGGGTGCGTCAGAGCTGAAAGCGTCTGCAGGGTTGGTTGGGAGCGCGCGTTGAAGCGTTTCGGTTGGGAAAAGATCACGATCACGGTGGCCAAAGCGCTATGACGACCTCGAAGACGACGCAGAGCGAAAACAAGACCCAGAAGACCGACCCATGGGCACCCGCACTTCCGAGCGTCGAGCGGGGCTTGTCGGCGGCAAACGACGTGTTCACGCAACGGCAAGGGCAACAGTTCTTCCCAGGCCAGACATACGCCAATTTCGCCCCTGAAACCGAGCAGGCGTTGTCCGGCATGGCCAATCGCGCGCAAGCGGGCTCGCCCCTGGTCAAGAGCGCTCAGGGCATGGTTGGGGATACGCTCAACGGGAACTATCTCAGCGCTGGCAACCCGTACTTTTCGCAGATGTCCGATCGGATCACCTCCGAGGTGCTGCCCTCGATCACGTCGCAATGGGCCAAGGCAGGCCGCGGCACGGGCAACGGGCAAGTGGTCGAGGCTGCATCACGCGGGCTCGGCGATTCCATCGGGCAGCTGGCCTATCAGAACTACGGCCAAGAGCGATCGAACCAGATGCAGGCGGCCAACATGGCGCCGACGCTGGCAAATCAGGACTACGCCGACATGGAGCGGTTGCTCGGCGTCGGGCAGATGCGGCAAGACCAGACACAACGCGGCATCGACGAGCAGATGGCACGCCATCAGTATGCCCAAGACCAGCAGGCCAACGCGTTGCGCGAGTTTCAAGGGTTCACGAACCCGGTTGCTCAACTCGGACAGACCTCGACCAGCCAGGGCACGACGACGACGCAGCAGCAGCAGAGCCCGGCACAACTTGCCATCGGCGCCGGCATGATGGGCGCTAGCATGATGACCGGGGCGGGGCCGCTGGCTGGAATGATGGGCGGCATGGGCGGTGCAGCGGGCGGCGGTCTCAGCGCTGGCATGATGCAGGCGATGCAGAATAACCCGCAGATGCAAGCGCTCGCGTTCGGGCGCCGATGATGGGTCTTCTCCCCGAATTCAACACGCGCGTTCGGGCATTGATGGCGGCGGCAAAAGAGGCCGGCTACGATCCCCGCATCACGTCGGGATACAGGTCGGATGCCGATCAGCTTCGAGCTATCGACAGCGTATCGCGCAACGTCAACGGTCGGCCGGCGTCGTTCGTCGAATACTCGCGCGGCATTCCAGGCTATGCGGCACCGGTCGGGAAAAGCAACCATCAGCGCGGCGAGGCGGTGGACTTCGGCACCGGTCCCTCACTCGACTGGATGAGGCAGAACGCGGGCGCCTATGGTGTGCAGTTCCCCTCGAGCCTCGCCAAATCAGACCCGGTTCACGCCGAGGTTGATCCCAACTTCTGGGGGCCGGTGCAAGACCCGAACGACCGCGGCGCACCGGTTCAAGTCCCCGCATCAGCGCAGCCCGACCCAGCCAAGACCGCGAACTATCAGCCTAGGCGCGGCGGCATGAGCGCGGCACAGCCGATGATGGCGCTCGGCGGTCCTAAAGACGAACCCACAGGAGGCCAGCCCATGGCGCTGTACGATCCGCAGAACCAAGGCTTCAGCCTCGATAATTGGGTGTCGTCGCCGCTGTTCCAGATGGGCGCGGGCGTGCTCGGCGCTCCCAACATCGGTCAAGGTCTGATGCAGGGATCGAAGGCGGCAAGCGACTTCGCATCGGCACGGCAGAAGCAAATGCGGGAAAACGAACTGTTCCCGCTGCAAAAGCAGCAATTGCAGGCTGAGCTTACCAAGGGCGCTGAAATGCTGCCTCTGCAGAAGCAGCTCATGCAAGCCCAGATCACCAAAGCCGCAGAGCCGCCGTCGAGCGACGACATTCGCGAATTCCAGTTCGCTAAGAAAGACGGGTACACGGGCGGCTTTTCCGACTGGATGAAGCAAAAGCGCGAGATGAACGGCCAGACGGCGCAGCAAGTCACGTGGGGCACCGACGCTCAGGGCAACTACGTGGCGATGCAGGCCAGCCGGGATGGCAAGCTGGTGCAATCGCAGCTACCGCAAGGCGTGGTTCCGGTTCCTGCCGAGGTGCTGGCCTATCGCAAGACGCAAGCCAATCAGCAGGGCGAAGCGAGCGGCAAGGCCAAGGCCAATCTGCCCGTCGTCGAGACGAACGCCAAGCTGATGAAAGACGCGCTCGACGCCGTAGAGAACGATCCATATCTGCCGACCATGACCGGCTTTGCGGCCAACTACAGGCCAAACCTCAGCAAAGAGGCTGTTGCCTCGCAAGCGCGCATCGATCAGGTGCAGGGCAAGGCGTTTCTGCAAGCGTTCGACGGTCTGCGCGGCGGCGGCGCGATCACGGAAGCTGAAGGCGCGAAGGCAACGGCCTCGATTTCCCGGCTTCAGGCCATGGCGGTCGGCACCGAAGAGTACAAGAAAGCGCTCAACGACGTTCGCAAGGAAATCGACGCGCTGGTTGCGCTCGCGCGGCAGAAGGCCAGCGCACCCGAGCCGTCCTATACCGTGCGGCCACCGGCACAGCAGGGCCAGCCAGCACAGGCGGCACCGCAAGGAACGGTTGACCTCGGCAACGGCATCAAAATCCGCAGGCTCGACTAATGGCAAAATACGAAGTCGAAGCCCCGGACGGCGGAAAATACGAAGTCGAGATGCCGGAAGGGCTCTCGCCGGAGGCTATGCGTTCCAAGCTCGAGGAAACTTTCGCGACGCTCGGAATCAAGGCGAACCGGGTAGATAGCAGCGCCGGCAAGTTCGCCGCTCCGGGTGTCGCCCCGAAATATCCGGGTCTCGACTTTGCGCAGCCGGTCCCCCAGGTGCGCGCTGCAATCCAGGCCATGCCGGAAGCTAATCGCAAGGGCGCGTTCAACGAGTGGGCTAAGCAATACGTCGCCAAGGAACGGCAGGGCGGCGGGATCATGCAAGGCGTTCGGGACTTCGGCCGCAACCTAGCTCGCGGAACGCCGGTCGGATCGTGGCTCGACGAGGCCAATGCCAAGACAGCAGAACTATTCTCAGGAACGCCTTACGACGAGGCACTAGCCTACCAGCGCGCGACAGATGATGCCATCGACAGGGACAGCACGAAACTCGGAAGCCTGCCCCTGATTGGCGACGTGACGGCTGGTGGCGTTCAAAAGCTCGCAGGCGGCATCGCCTCGGCTCCCGTTTCGCCCATGGTCAACCTCATGCGCGGCGGCACGATGCTGCCCCGTGTCGTCAATTCTGCGGCTACGGGCGCGGTTTATGGTGCTGGCTACGGCGCTGGCGAGGGCGACACGTCGGGCGAGCGCATGGTCAACGCTGGCGTTGGCGCTGGCATCGGTCTCGGGCTGGGTGCTGCGATGCCACCGATTGCGGAGGGCTTGGGCCGCATGGTGAAGCGCCAAGCCCAGCCGCAAGGGCCGCTTGCGAACATGAACCGCGAAGCCGTGGCAAACGTCGCCGACGACATGCGCGCGGATCGCGTGAGCCAGATCGTTCCCGACGGCATGCTTCCAGAGGCGATGCTTGCCGACCTCGGCCCGAACCTGCAAGGCCACGCCGGCGCGATTGCTCGGCGCCCAGGCGAAGGTCAGACCATCGTCAAGGACGCTCTCGGGGCCACAGTTGGGGAAGGACGGCGCGGCGGGGCAGCGCAGCGCATCACGGGCGCAGTCGATGAAGCGCTAGGGCCGGCGCAGAATCTCGTGCAGCTCGAAGACCAGATCTTGAACCAATCGCGCGCTGCGGCTCGCCCATATTATGAGCGGTTCGAAAACACGCCGGTTCAGCCCACGCCTCGGCTGCAACAACTACTCACGTTCGCTGAGCAAGAGGGCGTAACCCGCGCCGCCGATGACGCGATGAGGCGAGAAGCGGCGCTCACAGGCCAACCGGCCAGCGCCAACATGCTGCTCGAGTTCATCAAGCGGGAGTTCGATCGGCGCGCGAGACACTCCAACACGCCGACAGGCGGTCTCGACGCTCATACGGCGGGGCAATACCGCCAGTTGGCGGCGGTGTTCCGCGAAGAAGTCGACAACATCCTCATGGCTCAAGACGCAGCAACTCGTGGCGTTCGCCCCGAGCAGGGCGTCAGCTCGTGGCAACAGGCTCGCGGTCTTGCAGGAACCGGGTTGCAGTTCCGCGAAGGGCTGGAGCAAGGCGCGGACGCTTTCAAGAGGGGAACCCATCCCGATCAGATGCGGGCAGACCTCGCCGGCATGGAATCGGGCGTGCAGCGGTCTGCTTACGACCAAGGCGCGCGCGGCGCCATCCGTGACATTATGGGCAATCAGGGAACCATGTTCGGCCCGACCGGCGACAGTGCCGCTATGAAAACCTTCGGCAACGAGTATGCACGCGATAAGCTCCGGCAAGTAGCCGGCGATCAAGGCGCAGACACCATCCTCGGCCGCCTTGGCGCGGAGGCCCGCTATGAGCAGACTCGTCAAGCCGCAGTCGGCAATTCCGTGACTACTGCCATGCAACAGGCAATGAAACGGTTTGACAAGACGAGCGCCGTCGATACCGCTCTCGATCCCACGGTCGGTATGCTCGGGACCGTTAAGCAGTTCGCTCGGTGGTCAATCAACAAGATGACGGCTGGCTACCTTGACGAGCGCTCCCGCGCCGTTGCCGTTGATGCCGCCCGCATCCTCACCGCGCAGGGGCCGGAGCGTGATGCCTACATCCGCGAACTGACCAGCTTTATCAATCGTCGCGACGTAACCGCAAGGCAGCGGGGGGCGGCAACTGCTTTGCTTGAGTCGATCGGCGTTGGCGCCCGTGCCCCCGCAATCGAAGCCGCCGCAATAGGCGGGGAACGAAGACCCTGAACTCCCGCCG